GTAATAATATCCGCGACCTGCTTTTTGCGATCTTGCTGTTTCGTTTTCATAGCTCGACCCACCCATTGCTGTTCGCATATTTCCTCAGCTTGTTCATCTGGAACATCCTCAGGCATCGACTCAATACATCGCTCGATAAAGCCATCGTGAGATTCATCTGCTTCAGGCTCAACCATCATATCGCCTTGCTTATCCTTATTACGCCACGCATCCATACACATAGCTACCGCTTGTTCTTGTGTACGATCGGAAGGCGCGCCGGAGCCATAGGCTTCATGCATACAACGACCCATGAAGTCATCTTGGCTCTCGCCTTTATGTGGCTTTGGAAGAGGCATAGTTAACCTCCTAACAAAACGTAAAGCAGGATTGCTACTATCAGGATTAGAATAACAATCCCACCACCATACATAAGCTGTTGTCTATTCATGACGGTATCCTACAGAATGCTAACCATGAATTCTCGATAGCTACGATTGGCCATCCTTGATTTACTAACCCATCTAAGACCTGCGTGACTTCGACCGACGGATTGCTGTAGTCGTGCCAGATGATGATACCGTTCGGACGGATAAGCGCACGGGATAAAAAGCTGTCGTGAGCAACAGCCTTTGCCGAATGGTCGCCGTCAATGAAGATCGCATCGGCTGGTTCAAGGTCTTGCGGACCGATGCCGAGCGATCCACGTTCATTAGTAAGGAGCCAGAACCTAGGGTCATTTGAAGCATAAACTCCAGCGCTTTGTGGCACTTCGCTACGCTGACAAGCTAATGTCGGCTCGCATCCTGTTTCGAGATCAATACCGATATAAGTCTCCAAAGTCATAACATTATCAAGAATGATCTTCGCGGTACGACCTTCTTGACAGCCTATCTCGATCATAACACGAGGTTTAACGCTTTTGATCAGCGTAACCAATAATCCAGTTTCAATTTCGTTAAGGTAAGTGTTTGGAAATATCCGCACACGCGCGACTTCAATTTTTGATCGCGCAATAGTATTCATTATGATGGACCTTTCGATCCATGGATACCAATTTTTGGATATAATTCCATTCCAGATTGAGTTTGCGGGGATATTAACCAACCAGCTACAATCTTCCAACCTTTCTCTTCCAAAAGATCCATATCTTTCTCGGTTACAAGAACTGACGCTGCGCCTTTTGGTCCGGTAGAGCACATTATATTTGCTCCAATGCACTAAGCCAATCGCCATGGCTAGTTTGACGACAAATCTTTACATTTTGATACCAAGACTTAATCCACCGCCAACTCGCCCAATTACTTAAAAGCAATTTAATGTTCGAATGACCTATAGCTCCCGCGAGGTGAACCGCTGCTGTATCGACCGATACAATTTCATCCATACAAAGCATAAGCGCGGCACAATCAGCAAAGTCTTCAAATTCAAAGCTATTGATGCGTGATATAGGTTGCTCCGGTAATTGAGTTTGTACACTAAACAATTCCGCTTCTGAATCGAGATATTCGGCTAATTGTTCTGGCTCGATTGTACGTGGATAATCGCCATTACTTGGTTTACCCACCGACCAAGCAATGCCGATACGTTTTCGTTCACTATTGCCTATTCTCTCACGCCATTTTGTAACAAGATTAGGATCAACATTAAGATACGGCCCATTATCGCAAGTTATTGGAGATACATATAGCCTTCCGAGTAAATGAAGAAATGGAACAAAATAATCGACTGGCTCTCCACCATTCAGATCGCCATCCACTAAACGATCCAATTCCTCTGGCACATCAATTACGACCTTAGCTCCCATCGCTTTAAGTTGTGGAATGTAACGAAGGCATTGTATCGTATCACCAAAACCATGAGCGTGAATAACGAGAATGCGTTTATCGTTTATATTCTCGCCACGCCAAAGTCGAAGGCCAGCTTCCATCGCCTTCTTAACTGGCGGCCTTATAAATGGCGCATGCTCTTCCAATCGTTCATATTCTTCAAAACCTTCTCGCCATAATCCAGAAGCGAGCAATATCATAGCTCGATTAAATCTAGCGCGTAGCGTAGGAGCTATGGCGATCGTTTCATCAGACGCAGCCAAAGCGTCTTCAAGATTGTTACCTCTATATGCTTTTACAACAGCGTTGAAATGTTCAAGATAAAGGTCAATCTCGAGCCGCGCAGGAGGATGAATAATCTTTCGTCGCCCAATAGCCTTATCATTTGCCATAACAATAATATCGGTTTCTGGTACGACTGCCTTATTACCATTTACACTCTTAACCTCGAGCACCTCTCCATCCGCAGTCAATCCACGCCAACCATAATCAGTAACCTCATAAGAGATTACCGGATCCAACTCTGGTAGATCGCCAAAACCAGAAAAGACACTTTGTGGTTTGTCAGTCATCCTATCACACACTGGAATGTACGATCAGCTTGCTGTTTAACGGGGTTCTCAAGTGGACCTGATCTAATCTTCAAATACATCGCTGCTGATGTAACATCTGATGGTATAACAACACCTCGATAAGGCCCCATCGGTCTCAAAACTTGAACCCCCATATTGTCATGAAGATCAACAAATGTAGTATTATCATGAGAAATTTGAAATGATACATTCGCTGGAGTCCAGTCACCATCGTTGACTAACATTAAAAGGGAACCACTCGTCAGATCAATCGAATTTGACATCGATTGACCTGCAAGAATAGTAGCTGCTACAGCCGCTTTACGAGGTTGTGTTGCCATTTTGGTCACTTCCACGTTGGAGTTAGCCACGCTACTCCCGCTGCGTTACGCAATGCCCAGGATATAGGCCAGCGTACCTTGATCGCGATACTCTCGGTTTGGAATAAGCTTTTATGCGTACCAGTACTACCGGGATCGGCAACCGGCGCAGTATCCATATGTAGCGTTCCTGAAGTTGATGTATCAACTTCTGGGTCTGCACTAAATGCCGCCACCAAAGCTTCCGGCGCGACCGCGATCAAATCATTGCCAACCGCATTAGAAGCATAGACTGGCAACCAAGGTTGTTGCACGCCAGAGCTTATTCGCGCTCGAACCATTAATGCTCTACCAGCATTACAAACCAAGGCCACAGGCCCAGAACCAGCGACGGTCGAAACCGCATTCACCAGCGTAGCAACATCCTCGAAGCACGCGCCAAAAGGATCGGTAGAGGAGCTTGGTGTTGATGTCGTGATACCGTTACGCAATCCGGCTGGTCTTGCCGCGGTCGCCGCGTTATTATCAAACAAAGCTACATCGAGCGCCGGTCCACACGAACGTACCAGGGTATCTGATATCAATTTTTCCGCGTTCCCTGACTCCATCATCTCACGAGTCATTACCGCAATCGTTGCTATCTTATATGGTAATAGTACAGCAGGAGAAACAGAAAGCTGTCGAACTGGAATTGGAGCATTTTCTGCCACAAAGCCAGCATTACCCGCGCTCGCAACGAAACCAGGAGCAGAGATTTGTCCAGCACCATTAAAGCTTAATACCAAGCCTTGGGCTAACAATTGGGCTCCACCAGATGCCGATCCCATCGAGGATATAGCATCAACTACAACTTTGTGCGCTAGTTCAGCTGCCCAACCTGTTACTGTCGTTTGAGCGGGAGCGGAAGCGGCTTTGAGGAATATGTCAGACGGCCACATTTCTTCAATAATGTCGGATGCCGGCTTATGCCTAAAGCCGGCAAGAGCTTTTGCTGCTACCAAACGAGTAAACAAATTGCCGGGTATATCCGGCATTTGCTCTACCTTACGTTTGAATGGTATTGGATCTGACATCGGCATATCGCGCTCCTATCCGATCAAAGCCCTCATATCGAGCTTACCCGCATCGAGCGGCGCTACACCAATCGCCATAGCGAGCGCCACCAAACCATCGATCCTTCCGACAGACTTACGTTTACTCGGTTTACGATTACCAGCATCATCATCAACAATGATGGTATTATTGACGCACATATTGAGAACAGGATGACCACCATGAGCGATCTTCCGGTCCAACAATATCTGCTCTAGCTCGCGAAGTGCCGGAGACATACTTTGCATCCCCTGCCCAAATTCCACAAAATGTTCCTTGATATTATATTCATTAAAGCCAGCTTTAAGGAGCCAAGGCTTAAGATGTTTGAAGTTCCATCGATCGAAACCCAACTTACTGATATTGTATCTCGCAAAATCCTCTCGCAAATATTGCGCGACATATTCATAAGAAATGGTATTGCCTGCTGTCGTCTTGAGAAAGCCTTTGTCGCGCCATAAATCATAAGGCACTCGATCAATTTTCGCCTTCTCTATTAGACCTTCGCCTGGTAACCAAAATATCGGATGAACGTGCCAAACGCCATTTACCTTAGCAATCTTAACATACGCCGTCAAATCCGCCGCTTCCGACAAATCTAGTCCAGCATATACCGTATGTCCAGTTAGATCGACCGGTGGCGCGCCATTCTGCGCCCATATCATAGGCGAGATAAACGGATTGACGACCTCAATGCGTTGATTTAATACCAAGTTGCGATATTGGCTTTCACGCGCCGGCATACGCCGCGCATTCTCTGCCATCGCCATCACTTCTGCCTGATTCATAAAGTAATCAAAAGCCGGATTAGCTTTACGTATGGTTTCGACCGCGAATGGGTCATCCTTGAGCGGCGCGGTAAAGAGTTGTATCACTGTACGTGGATCGTGCCCTGCTATCGCGTCGTCAATAAGCATAGACAATAGATCATTGTCGGTTGCGGCTTGAGTACTAATGATTATGGTAAGAGGCTCGGCTTGTGCCGCGGTCGCGGTTTCTAATGCTTCGAATAATGTCGAACGTGGACCGCGAACCTGTCCCAATTCATCGTGGACCACAAACGCAGGACTAAGACCAAAAGCAGTAGAGGTTTCCGCGCTTAAGGCGCGATAGCGCGTACCAAGCTCCGCACACAAAAGCTCTTTCGAGCTATCGCGAATATGTACGCTATTGCGTAACCGGGGCGACATTCGAACGATCTTCGCCGCTAACTGAAAGACGACTGCGGCTTGCTCGCGGCTCTGAGCTGTGCTGAATAACTGACTGTTGCGACGGCGCGAACCTTCAGGACCACATAAGTGACAAAGCAAAAGTAATGCCGCTAAACTGGTCTTAGCGTTCTTGCGCGCGAAGGAAATGATTGCCTTACGCGTGCCGACAGGATTATCATAAATGTCCTTAATAACCAAGCGTTGGAAATCATGAAGGATAATGCGCTTGCCGATATAGATGCCCTCAGGAACGTAGCACGTCTGCT